GCTCTTGAAATCTTTTATCAAGTGGCATTGAAAAAGTTAAACTTGCTCCGAGATTAAGTGAGAAATTATCCTTCTGTCCTGTACGTGTTCTTTGATGGTATAAAATGTCTCCTTCATCGCTATACACTGGAGAGTCGTACCAGTATTCTCTTGGTTTAGAGAACGAATGTGAATCAGTTACAAAGGGAGAGAATGTAAGCATCGGCCCCTGACAAACAACCCCACCTCCGTATTGGTTTTGTATAAGATTT